ATAAGGGCGTTAGTTTTACTAACAGTAGTTCCTTTACATCCAGTTATGGATATTATTGGACAATGTTTGACTCGCTTTTAAATGATATACGCTCAGACAAAGCAAGTGGACAGGGATATCCACGAAAGATTGCCAGCGAAAACTTAGCTGATTGTTCCTTGCTTGCAATAGGAGATAGCACTATTGATTCTGATAAGCTTACAGGGGGATTGCTAACATATTTTACAAATAAGGGGCATACTATTACTTTGCTTGGTACATTGGGGGATGGTTCTACAACTAACAAAAATGAGGGCAGGTCAGGATGGAAAGCGGCAGACTATTTTACAAACAAATCCTATGACGGAGTCGCAAATCCGTTCTTCAATCCATCAACAGAGTCATTTGATTTTTCATACTATATGAATAACCAAGGATATTCTGCACCAGATTTTGTGCTAATTCAGCTTGGAATTAATGATCTTTATAATTCCTATAGTACGAGCGACATTATAGAAACGACATGGGGTTATATAAGGACAATGTGCGATAGCATCTTGGCATATGATAGTGGGATCAAAATAATTATAGACCTTCCCACTCCACCGAATAGTGATTGGTCGGAACAGAGCAACACCCCGTTTTTGTATCAGAACTGCGTAGTGCGGTACAACGATTATGCTTTATCTCAAATTGCGCTATTGAACGATACCAACATAAGGGCATCATATTGTCACTTGATATTAGACCCAGATACAGACATAAACGACAATGTTCATCCGACAAATGATGGATACGCAAAAATGGTTGCTGAAATCGTAAACCAGATAAATTGTTGGCAAAACAATGCGTAAAACAGTAACTTAAAGTAGACCAACTTCACAACAACTTGAAAAGCTGATAAAAGGGTGATATAATACTACCGAAAGAGAGGTGGTATTATGTCCCCAAGGGCTAAAGAATTTACAGAGCGCATAAATGTATTTTTCTCAAAAGAACAGCTAAAGCAGATTGAGGCTGAAGCTGAAAAGTTAGGGTTGACAGTTAGTGCGTATGTCCGAATGGTTGTAGTGAAGGAGGTGAGTAGAGAAGAATGAAGACCATAATATATAAAGAAGATGCGATTAAAGCGATACCTTCAACTACAATAGATGTATTTGAGAATTGTAGAAACTGTAAATTGCTTAGTCGAGAGGAAGTAATAGAAATCCTCGAATCATTACCCCCTGCACAGCCAGAAACTTCTCCAAAAATAAGCGAGATACTTGACTATCTGGATACGATATTGCATCCACTGGTATCTCCAGAACATTATGATGTATATTCAACACTTCATGACATGATATCGCTTTTAGGCTTGGAGCGATATGGAGGAGAAGTTGAGTAACTTAAAGTAGACAAGGATACAGAAATGAGATATATCGCAAACTTAGCTATCCGTTCTATCAGAGTTATCGTAGCACATTTTGGACTCTGGCTGTTTGAAAAAGTATCCAAAAAATAGTAATATAAAGTAGACCTTTAAGTTACCAACACAGAAGTCTTTTGTGACCTTACCGAAAGGTAAACCCACATAAAAAATCAGGGGGCTTTACGCCTCCTGATCTTCATCTGGAACATATCGTATCAGATCACCTGGCTGACAATTACATAACCGGCAGATAGTATCTATCGTGTTTGTGGTTATTGGCTTTTTGTTCCGGAGTCTGATGATAGTTCCGTTTGGTAATTGGTTTTCTTTCTGAAGACGGTAGGTACTCCATCCGTGGTCAGAAAGCAGTTTAAGGATATTAGTAAATACAATCATAAATATCCTCCTTTCATCCCGTATTATAGGCTATAGACGGTTTAGAGTCAAGACTTTAAAAAGTATTGACAATAGACATTATAACGTCTATAATCTGTAGTACGAAAGGAGGGTATTACTATGTCTATACAAGGGAAACAATTACTTGTTAAGGAACTCATCGAAGCCCTTAGTCCTAAACTTACCATGACCGACATCAACATCGTGACCAACACTTTGAATGATATTCTTCCTGATTATGATGTTGAAGTCACCAGAACCGACGAATTTCAAAACGACTTTGAACAGCTGCTAAAGGCTTTCCTCGATACGAAACGGATCGAAGGGCGGTCGGAAAAGACGATAGAACGATACCGATACATTCTGACGAAGTTCCACAAGGCTGAACCATTCCCGCTTCAGAAGATGACGATATTCAGCATCCGGCATTATCTTGGATCAGAAAAGGAACGTGGGATCTCTGACAGAACGCTTCGTGGCTATCGTGACATTTTCCAATCATTTTTTGGATGGCTGTATCGTGAAGGGCTTATCCCTTCTAATCCGTGCGGAAACCTGAATCCCATCAAATGCAGAAGGGAAGTTCGCGTCCCTTATTCAGAAGTTGACATCGAACGGCTAAAAGAGGCTTGCTCATGCCAGAGGGATAAAGCGATCATAACTTTCCTTCTTGCGACTGGCTGCCGTATCAGCGAAGTCTGCAACCTTGACAAACAGGACATCGACTTTGCGAGTATGCAATGTACCGTTTTAGGTAAGGGCAACAAAGAAAGAACTGTCTATCTGGATGGTATCGCCACGATGCAACTGAAGCAGTATCTAACGAGCCGCAAGGATTTTAACAATGCTCTGTTTGTTGGCAAAGGATCTGAACGGTTACAGCCAGGTGGAGTCAGGAAACGACTTAACGAACTTGGCAAAAAAGCCGGAGTGGAGAATGTCCATCCGCACCGGTTCCGTCGGACATTAGCCACGAACCTTATTAATCACGGGATGCCGATACAAGAAGTAGCATCCATCCTTGGACATGACAATATTAACACAACGATGACATATGTTTATGTGTCATCAGAAAATGTTAAGAACGCTTACAGAAAATTTGCGTGAGGATCAAATATGTTACCTTATAATATTATGTCCGTCGCAGAAGCCTATATCGGTACGCATGAGGAGCCGATGGGTAGCAATAATGTAATATTTAACACAGATTATTACGGTCATCCGGTGTGGGGCAGCCAATACCCTTGGTGCTGTGCTTTTGTCTGGGACATCTTCCGAATGGCGGGAGCATCGAATCTCTTTTACGATGGGCAGCAGACAGCCTATTGTCCCAATGTCTATAATTGGGGCATACGCAGAGGACTTGTCATCCCTTACGAACAGGCTGAATATGGTGACATCGTACTTTTCGATTGGAACGGCGATGGTGAAGCAGACCACATCGGGTTTGTCGAAGGGATGAACTCTGACGGCAGCTTGTGTACGCTTGAAGGAAATACATCAGACGCAGATCACTCTAACGGTGGATGGGTCTTGTATCGTACCCGGTACAGACAGCACGTTATGGCTATCATCCGACCAGAATACTCGACAGGGGGAGTTTATCATATGGATCTTGAAACTGTTTATGAAGGATGCCAGGGCGAATCAGTTCTGATGTGCCAGAAGTTGCTCGCTTGCTGCGGGTTATACACAAGCACGTTTGATGGATCTGCCGGAAGCAAAACAGCAGCCGGTATCATCGCTTTTCAGAAGATTTTGGCTGAAGAAGGAGTAATTTCCGAAGATGAGATTGATGGAGTCTGTGGCGAAATTACTTGGGATAATCTGATAAAACGACATAGCTAACAGTATTTCTTCATTTTTTTAACCTCCTTTCTTTGGGCGGCTCTTTTGAGCCGTCCTTTTTTTATTTGTTACCAAAATGCACACGGAAATTTTGATGACGGCTTCGTTTTGCAGTATATAGCACTAAAAGAGGATGATGGGACGGACGGGGCTCGAACTTAATCGGTAGTTTTTTACGAAAATGAAAGTATAGCACTAAAGCCAGTATTTTATAGGCATTTCCGGCAGACAGATATGTATCTTCTATGCCATATTTGGCACGATATTGCATACCCTGTCGCAAAAAGTGCTCTCAAAATGCACACGAAAAGACCACCGCAATAACGATGGTCTTCTCGCAATCAGTAGTATAGCATTAAGAAAGGAGTATAAAACTGGAAAAGAAATTTTGATCAAGTATTATTATACCAGATTTGCTTCAGCTTATCTACATTCGCTAACTTATTTTTTTCGTCCAGATGGGTATAGATATTCATCATCGTTCTATAGTCGCTCCACCCACCCAAACGCATACAAACCAAGGGATCCATGCCGACAGCCCACGCCATACTGGCAAATGAGTGCCTCAACATATGGAAACCACTCACAGGCAAGTCAGAATGCTTCAGAATCGTCCGTAGATGTTGTTCCATGCCCTTTACTGGGTATGGGCATAAAAAGCCGTCTGGAGCCGATTTGATGAGTTCTTCAAGTCTTGGGATAAAGATGGGAATATCCCTAACGGAAGCCTTCGTTTTGTTTGTTGCCTTATATACCATCCCATGTTCGCTGTTCACGATGGCTCCCTCAACATGGATAACTCCGTCCTTAACCTGACTCTTCTTCATGGCAAGCATTTCTGACCTTCTCAGAGAGTGAAGACAGAGCAGATAAGGAAGTTCATATCTATCCCCTTCGATTGCCTTGCAGAATATCTTTATCTGCTCCACATTCAGGAACGGACGCTCCTTCTTAGGTTGGGCATTATACCTTACCTTCTGGGGTTCTATCTTGAAAAATCTGCTGACGGCACAGATAAGTCCGTAAGCATTCTGACAAGTTTTAACAGATACCCCTTCGTTATCTATTACTTCTTGCATATTGATATCTGCGCTCATTGGGAGATCCATAATCGATTGGAACCTTGTCCGTTGGATGTCCCTATAGCCTTTAATGGTCGATGGCGAGATCTTACTTGGGGTTGTGTTTGAAAGCTTTTCTATATAAAGGTCGATAGCTTCCCGGTAAGTTATCTTCGTGGCTCTCTGCTCCGGGGACATCTTCAGCAAGGCAGCTGCCCTTTCAGCTTCTTTCTTCGTATCTTTAGTGATGGAGATACGATCGCCTTTTATCTGAACCAAAACTCTCCATCTGCCGGATGGTAATTTAGTTGCGGTCGGCATCTTCATTCCTCATCACCCTCCTCATCGCCAGATAACTTATACAGATAAGTCATAAGGTAATGCTTGCGCTTGCGGTCGAAGTTGCGGAAGATGTTGATGAGATCTTTCTCATCTTCATCAAGGGCAGCAAAAACAGGCTCTTCTTCATCGTAGCCTAAGAGCCATGCTTCGTCTACGTTAAGAGCCTGTGCGAGGACTTTAAGCTTTCCTTCCCTTGGTATGTTTCTGCCGGAGATATACTGACTCAGGCTGCTCTTATCCAGTTTTACATCATATTTTTCGCAAAGGGGCTTGCATTTTTCAAGGATCTCAGCTTGCTTTAATCCTTGCTTTTGCATGATAAGATTGAGTCTTTCTGCTGTCGTTGCTGTCTTCTTCATGACTACTCCTTCCTACTCCCCACAGACATTGTATCACTTTTTCTGAAAAATGTTTGAAAAAATTAAAAAAACCTCTTGTAAATTTAAATCAAACGTGTATAATGAACTTGTTCAAACAAATCAAACGATTTAAGAAAGGAGGACAAATGAAGACCCAGATCTTTGATTATTCAAAATTGAAAGGGCTAATCATCCAGAAGTATGGTACTTTAGCTGCTTTCGCTAAAGACATGGGGTTAAGCAGCGCACTTCTGTCTGCCCGACTGCATAACAACACTTACTGGACTCAGCCCGACATTGCTAAAGCTTGCAAACTTCTTGAAATTTCAAACCCTATGGATTATTTTTTTATCCGAAAGGTTTGATTAAATCAAACTTATGAAGAAGCAAGCTAAATTCCCCGGCATCAAACTCCTGATATCCGATGTTCCGGCAGAAGTCATCGGAGTAAGCCACAGGACGATGCTGAGAAGAAGGAAAGACCCCGGAAGCCTTACGCTTGATGAATTTAAGCGGATCATCGACTACCGGGCGGTTCAAGGGGAGATACCAATCGAATTAAGTAGGGAGATATTAAGGAAGGATCTATTACTATGAAGGGAACAATTCTTACAATCATCAACATCATTGCATTTCTTGCGTTCTTTGCCGGTATCGGCAACATCGATGCCGGACATTTTCTGGTCGGATCTTTCATCGTAGGAATCAGCCTTGGTTGGATGTATCTCTTCCTTTATGCAAACGGGAGGGAAATATGACATTTAAGGAATGGTATGAGTCCCATAAAGAGGACTCAGACGAATGGTATATCGGCTTCGTTTCCGGGTGGATATACATCGGTAAGCCGAAGGACTGCGTAGATGCATTACGACAGACCATTCAGGATTCCTATGCTGAAGATCTGGAGAACCACAGGGAATCATCCCGGTTACTGGCAAACGTGGAAAAGTATTCCGACAGTACCTTGAAAATACTGAAGAAGATAAGCAAGCAGATAAAGGACGAAGGGCTATATCCCAACGAAGTGGAAGATGTCCAGAAAGTTCTTGAAACGCTTATCTCTACGGAATCGAATATCAACCGAAATCTGCGGTATCTGAGAGGAACTGTTAAAGAGCCAACTCAGCCCATGATTCTGGAGCAAACAGAAGTCCGGGAAGAACGGCTGTCGTGTTTCGGCAAGAAATGCCTGACGCTTAAAGGCTCGGTATTCGGTCATGCGTGGGACAAGGAAGAATGGGCTAAATGGTTGACTAATGAATTAGCAAAGTTAGGAGAAAAGGAATGTCCGAACTGGAAAAAAGAGTAAGGGATATCCGGGCAGCGTTAAAAGATGATCTGCTTGGAGCAACCTACATGGAACTGATGCTCCGGCTTGGAGCCGAAGAACCTGATTGGATCGAAGCGTGTACTTACGCTTTCTTCATGGAACTGAACGGACTGAATTCAGATGCTGCCAGAGCCTTTGCAGCGGGCATGACAGTAGCTGTAACGGAAATAGTGGATAAGGAGGAAGGAAGAAATGGATGAAAGCTTAAAAATGCTGACTGAGTTCATCTTGGAAGAGAACGTATCTCAGAAGGAAGAGATTCGTAGTTTAAAGGATGAAGTCAAAAAACTGACGGAGAACAATGATGATTGTTACGCCAGATTGAACAGCAATACAAGGAATCGGATGGAACTGAAAAAGATCCTGTCCAAGTATGCGAGGTGGGAAAACGGCAAACTCCAGTCCATCTCGATCTATAACGATGAAGCCTTGGAAACCATCAATTACATCTTATGGTTGACTGAAAATGATAAAACGACATTTTGACGAAGACCCATGCTCCGGCTGCCGATACGCAGAGGAGTGGGACTACTTGGAAGACGGAACCATATATCGATGTCAGTTAGACATGGATGAAGACTGTGACGGAGATCCATGTAGTCAGAATGAATTGTATAGAAAGGAGAACCCAATTGGCTAACGAATTATCAACAGTTCTCAGCGAACAGCTTGCGCTGCCATCCGTATCTGAGGCATTGCCGGATGGATTTAACAAGTCAAGGTTCGTGCAGAACACGATGGCATTGCTTGCCGAGCATCCTGATCTTAAAAAGTACGAACAAGCAAAGCTTGTTCCGGGACTTCTTAAAGGTGCGTATCTTGGACTCGATTTCTTTAATAAGGAATGTTACCTAATTCCTTACGGCTCTGAATTGCAATTTCAGGTGGACTACTCGGGAATGCAGAAACTTATAAAAAAGTACGCTGTCCGTCCGGTCAAGGAAATCTACGCACGAATTGTCCGTGAAGGGGATGAATTCTCTGAGGAAGTTAAAGATAACGAGGACATCATTAATTTCAAGCCGAAGTCATTTAATGACGGCAAGATCATCGGAGCCTTTGCCATCTGCCAGTACGAAGACGGAGGAGCAAAAGCTGAGGTAATGAGCATCCAACAGCTTGAAGCTGCAAAAAGGATGTCCAAGGCTCAGACCGGTACCGCATGGAAATTCTTCCCAGAGCAGATGTATAAGAAAACGGTTATAAGACGGCTCTGCAAGGGAATCCCCATCGAACTGGAAAACGCAAGGCAGACGGAGATCTATAACGATGAAGAGAGTATAGAGGTGTCCGGCAGAGTAGTTGAAGCTGAAGACAACCCATTTTGATTACTTCACAAGGAGGGAACTAATCTATTTTGATTGACGATTATTACGGTGCAGAAGCCAACCTTCAGTACTTCTCCGCATCACAATTAAAGGACTTCCTCGGCTGTCCGGCAAAGCATGGATGTGAAGCCAGAGCATTAGCCTCGCTTCGTGGAGAGTATTCCTTCAAATCTGATGCCCTGACCTTTGGTTCCTACATAGATGTAATGCTGACAGGAACACAGGAAGAACAGGCACAGTTCATAGAAGACCATCCTGAGATGTTTGCAAGCCGGGGAGCCACAAAAGGGCAGCTTAAAAGCACTTATCAGAGGGCAAACGACATGATTGCCAGAGTACATACCGATGCTGATCGAGGTGGAGTTTTCATGCGCTACCTTGAAGGGGAACAGCAAAAGGTATTCACAGGAGAAATAAACGGCTTTCCTTTTAAAGCCAAACTGGACGTTCTTGGGGAGAAATATATTACCGACCTGAAGACCACGGAATCTATCCGTAAAAAATACTTTTCAGAAGGATGGTGGAACTTCATCGATTACTGGGGTTATCCGCTTCAGGGTGCGATATATCAGGAACTGGTTTACCAGAACACAGGCAGACGGCTTCCGTTTTATATCGCAGCTATCTCAAAAGAGCCTACTACCGATATCGGTATCTTCAGGATCCCACAGGAGAATTTAGACCTTGCCCTTGAACAGCTTGATAAGGATACGCTGATGCGGCTTTCACTTATCAAACAGGGCGAGATTGAGCCGGAAAGGTGCGGTAAATGCGATTACTGCACGGAAACTAAAGTTATCACAAGACCACTAAATTATACGTTGATAGGAGAAGAAAATAATGAGTGACTTCAAAGAAATTAATATGAATGCGACCCTTGATGACCTTGATTTTACATCCCTTGAGCCGGGTGACTACCACTACAAAGTCCTTGGTTACGAACAGGAATATTATAACGGCTCAGAGAAGCTGCCTCCGTGTAATAAGATTATCGTTACCGTTGAGATCCCCTTCAAGGGAGAGAACGGCATCGAAACCAAGACCATCAAGAATAACTTCTATCTCTGCAATAAGAAAGGCATCCTGATGGGGCTTAGAAGATTCTTTGAATCGACAGGCATTATGCCGGAGAAGGGCAAGGCAAAGATGGATTGGGATGCCACAAAAGGCAAGACCGGTATCTGCTCTGTCATCACGAACATCGGCAACAATGGCAATGAGTTCAACAACATCGATCAGTTCTATTCTCCGTCAAAGGCTCCGTCCTTCACCAGTAATGATGATGTCTGGGAAGAGTACCTGAACGATGATGGCTTTATGGATGTAACGGATAGTATTGGGGATCTGTTTGGATGATGGAATTAAGACCATATCAAAAAGATGCAATCACGGCTATAAAGCATGATTGGTCAGAAGGGAGGACTCGCACCTTGTTGGTTCTGCCAACAGGGTGCGGTTAGGCAAGACAGTAGTTTTTAATTCCCTTGCCAAGGAAAAGTCCAATCAGGGAAATGTTCTAATTCTTGCTCACAGGGAGGAACTGATGCAACAGGCTTGCGACAAGTACGATGGAACTACTGGATGGATAAAGGCAAACAACACCACCATCCGTCCGGTCACAGTAGGCTCCATCCAGACGATGAGCGGAAGAGCATATCCTTCCGAACTGTTTAAGTACATCATTGTAGACGAAGCGCATCACGCAGTTTCAGACAGCTACCAGAAGCTTTTGCAACAGTTCCCGGATGCTTATGTACTGGGCTGCACAGCTTCCCCAGATCGTGGGGACAAACGGAGTCTTGCTACATACTTTGATAACATCGCTTACGATTACCCATTAAAGAAAGCCGTTCAGGAAGGATATCTTTCCCCCATCGTTGCAAGGACAGTTCCACTTGAGATCGATATGAGCGAAGTCAAGGTATCTGTTGGTGACTTTGAATTAACGAGTATCGCAAAGATGCTGAATCCGTATCTGCCGAAGATAGCCGAAGCTATTAAGGAATATGCTGCCGACCGCAAGACCATCGTGTTCATGCCACTTATCCATATAGCACAGGAATTTAGGGACATTCTGGTTGATATGGGTATCGATGCAAAGGAAATTAACGGCAACAGCCCAGACAGAAAAGAGATCCTTGAGTGGTTCCACAATGCCGGGAAGGGAAGCGTGTTAGTCAACAGTATGTTGCTCACGGAAGGCTATGACGAACCATCCATCGATTGCGTGGTGGTGTTAAGACCGACTAAGGTACGAAGCCTTTATCAGCAGATGGTCGGACGAGGAACCCGAACTAGCGAAGGAAAAAAGAATTTGCTTCTTCTCGATTTTCTCTGGCTCTGCCAACGGCATAATCTCTGCCGACCGGCATCGCTTGTATCCGAAAACGAAGAAGATGTCAAGCACGTTGTCCGGCAGACTACGGCAAATGAAATAGATCTTTTCGGAGCCGTAGCTGATGCGGAAGAAGCCAGACGGAATGCTCTTGCCGAAGCTTTACGGAAACAGGCGCGGAAGAAGGAACGCTTGGTAGATCCCTTAACGCTATTCGATGTTCTGGACGATATGTCGCTTGCTGATTACTCACCAACGTTTGCTTGGGAGATGGAAGATGCGACCGAAAAACAGATTCAACTACTTCAAAAGTTCGGAATTGACGGAGATGGATTAACAAAAGGCTACGCAAGCCTGATCCTTGACAAGACGCTTGGACGGAACCAGAAAAAGCTTGCGACCCCGAAACAGATAAGGCTACTGAAGAAGTTTAAATATAATCCTGTGAACTGGTCATTTACACAGGCTGAAGCAAAGATAACGGCATTGAAACGGGTAGGTTGGAAGAGATGGATGCTCAGAGATTAAATTGGGACATAGATGATTATAAGGAAATGCTTTCCTATATAGATCCTGACGAGTATGACGATTGGGTCAAGATAGGAATGGCATTAAAGCATGAGGGAATGCCCCTTGGCTTATGGGATGCATGGGCAGCTAACTCCACGAAATATCATCCGGGAGATTGCGAGAAGAAGTGGAATACCTTCAACGAATCTGCCGGAGGAGTAGTCACAGGAGGAACCATCTACCATCTCGCACAAACTAACGGATGGAAACCGCAATGGAAGGAAATCAGCCTTTGCGGAGAACTTCCAGAGATCGGCATGGATTATGGCTTTGTCAATGCATCCTTTGCAAGGGAATCATTCAAAGAGCCGGATGACAGTTACGATCCTGTTGCAGACATGAAACAGTATCTCAGGTTACTGTTTAAGGAAGACGAGATTGTCGGTTACTGTACTTCCTTCGCAAAAAGGGAAGATGGGCGCATTACTCCGAAAACAGGCACTTATACGCGGACAGCCGGAAGTCTGCTGAAAGCACTATCCGAGGGCGGTATAGCTGCCGCTTTCGGCTCTGGTGCAACTAGGAATGAGGGAGCCTTTATCAGGTTCAATCCTCTGGACGGCAACGGAGAGGGCAACAGCAATGTCACAGACCGTCGGTATTGCCTTATCGAATGTGATGACGAGAATATACCACCCGAAACGCAATACGCGATTATAAAGGAACTTCAGCTGCCTGTGAAGGTTCTGGTGTATTCCGGCAATAAATCCATTCATGCTATAACCCATGTCGATGCTGCTAACGAGAAGCAATATCGGGAACGGGTCAACTACATATATGAGATCTGTGAAAAGAACGGATTAAAGCCAGATCCACAGGATAAAAATGAAAGTCGGTATTCCCGGCTCCCCGGAGTAAGACGCGGTGATAAGTGGCAGCACATTATCGATTCCGATATCGGCTTCGGAAGTTATGACGAATGGCATGAATACATCGAATCCTTAAACGATAATCTGCCGAAGGATGTGACTTTAGCTGACATCTGGAACGATATGCCACCTCTCGCAGATGAACTTATTAAGGGCGTGTTAAGACAAGGACATAAATTGCTGTTAGCCGGTCCATCTAAAGCCGGAAAGAGTTTCCTCCTGATGGGATTGTGCGTATCCATCGCAGAAGGGATCCCGTGGTTGGGGCTTGAATGTCAACAGGGTAAGGTGGCATATGTCAATCTGGAACTGGATTCCGCAAGTTGTTTCCACCGCTTCAAGGACATCTATGAAAAACGCGGGATAGTTCCGAAGCATCTTACCGATATTCAGGTGTGGAACCTCAGAGGATATGCTGCCCCGATGGATAAACTGGCTCCATTCCTTATCAGAAGGTTCAAGTCTAAGGGCTATAAGGCCGTGATCATAGATCCTCTGTATAAGATCCTTACCGGAGATGAGAACAGCGCGTCAGAAATGGCAGAGTTCTGCTCATATTTCGATAAGGTAGCTACCGATCTTGGCGTATCGGTTATCTATTGCCACCACCACAGTAAGGGAGCCGTTGGAAAGTATGCCAATGCCGCCGACCGGTCTTCCGGCTCCGGGGTCTTCGCGAGAGATCCGGATGCGATTCTGGATCTGACCGAACTGAAGTTGGAACAGGGCGCGGTCGAAAGATACCGCAATGAGAATCCAAAAGCCGTGGAAACATTAACCGGATGGGAACTGTCTGGAACGTTAAGGGAATTTCCACCACTAAACATGAAACGGCTATGGTTTGATTATCCGGTTCATATTCTGGATGAATGGAACTACCTTGCATCGGCTAAATACGCAAAAGGAACCGGCGGTGCGGTAGAGCCGGAAATGGATCCCGACGAAATAGCCGAAAGTATCCTGTTAAGTCAACCGGACGATGTCAATGCAGTAACGGCAGCAGAGTTGGGCTACGATACCGAAGATACTGCGAAAAAAGCAAAGTTTAAAAAGTACAGGGTTTCCAAAGGTGATGACGGCATCTATTACGTTTTTAAAAAGGGCGAGAACGCATTATTAGCATCGAACGGCAAACGGTTCAGAGTGACCAATAGGGGGTTAAAAGAGATATGAAAGAGTCGGAAGAGCAGAAACAACTTATCCAGTGGGCGCGATCAAAGCCGTGGGGGTTCATGTTGTTCCACATCTGCAATGAAAACGTAGGCGGTTATGCCTGGGCTGTCAGAAACCGGCAGATGGGAGTAAGGAAGGGTGTGCCGGACTTGATGCTACCGATACCGATGAACGGTTTCCACGGATTATTTATCGAACTGAAGACCGATAAAGGCAGACTGAGCGAAGCGCAGAAGGTGTGGACAGAAAACCTGAGATCGTTAGGGTATCGGGTAGAAGTTTGTAAAGGTTTTGTGGAAGCGAAAGACGTTTTGAAGGAGTATATGCAATGTGGATCTTAATAATTTTAGCCGTCGCAGCCTACTTGCTGTTTAACGTGGTGGTTACGTTGATCTGCGAGTCGGAACAGCCCATGAATCCGGCGTTTAAGGCTTTGATGATAACGTTGGGACTGCCGATCATGATCGTGCTGATTGTGGCGGCGATAATTGAAGTAGTGAGGAAGGGAAAATAAGTTAATAAACGCAAACCGTTCTTGCGTTAATAATAAACCATTTTCAAGCTTAATCAAAGTAACCGGAGCCGTGGACGGTCACGGCAAAACAACAGGCTTTAAATCGGGCTGTTGCTTTTGTGGAATTGGGCAGCAGCCCGTAGGAAGGAGGATAGATATGGCTATTAATTACAGTTTAACTGCTCGAAGAAGACGGCAGCAGCTTGGATTATCGCAAAGAGAAGTAGCGGAAAGAACCGGCTGTCACAAACGAACTATCCGGGCATTTGAACATGATGAGCATCAGATAGGGTTTGATTATGTTTTGGCGATCTATAAAACATTAGGCTTAAAACTTATAGTGGAGGCAGAAAAGGGATGAATGATGATCTGATAAGCAGACAAGAGGTAGTTATGCCAACAGCCGTAGGAACAATGATAAATGCCTTTCGTGAAGCAACTTTCAGTGCGACTGTAACAAAAGAAGAAATGACACGATTTCTCAATTTGGTGGCTCCAAAATATATACGAACAGAACTGAAGTTTCCACGAAAAAAGAAGAGAGGAACGATGAGAAGGAGGAGAAAAAACAGATGAAACTTAAAGACATAGCTGATATGCAAGATTATTTAGAGCATCGCTGTTATTGCCCCGGTGAAATCTATGATATGAGCGGATTCTTTTATCAGGTTTTTTCGCCTGAAGCAGACTGCTTGTTAATGGCAGAAGGAAATAAGGGTGCTATACATGGAAAGTTTGTGATAGCAATATCAACACACAAGGATGCAAAATCACAAATTATCTATATCGAAATCGAAGACGATAAAGTTCATTCATGCGTAAGGCTTGATGCTACGGAGAACAACATATCTCAAATCATGCAGTTCATGCGAGGCGAAATCGAGAAGATGGTGTTTGATGAATATAAAGAAACTAATACTGCGAAAGCTCTCGATGAAATTCTCTCGATTGCAGATGCAATAATGATTTAAGGAGAGTTGTAAATGGCAGAAATCATAACGATCATAATCTTTTATTTTTTCGGTATAACCATTGGCATATTTTTCTGCCATCCTGCAAAACAATTTGAAGAAGGGTGGAACAGCGCAAAAGAGTTCTTTACGGATTGGGATGAGGGGTTTCGCAAGGGAGTTGAACACGCAAGCAAAGTCTTTCAAGATTACGAACAAGGCTTTGGTGATGGATTTGAAAGCGGATGGTATGCGGCTCTTGAGCAAATGGATAAGGAGGCGTAACAGTGAACGATTTAATTCACAGAATAGTTGAGATCATTATTGAAGCCGGACAATCAGATACTAAGAAGTTCAGGCTTGGTGAAACCATTAGATATAGTCCGTCAGAAATTCTTGAAATTCTAAAGCAACATGAAAGTGAGATTTTTGGAAGAGAAGGAGAGAAGGAATGAAAATTGAATGTGATGAATTACTTGTGATATGCGACAACTGCGGTCATGCCATCCATGTGAAGGAACTCGACAATAACTTGATAAAACTTAACAATAAAAATGACAAGTTAATCAGCATACAAGATGCAATTGATGCGTTTTACCTCCAATCTGATGATGATGGGTGGTGGTGTGGGACTGCGGAAGATATGGAAAAGCTACTCAAGGGACTGCCACCTACACAGCCAGAAAGGAAGTGGATTCCAATAAGTGAGAGATTGCCAGAGGATATAAAGCCAGTAATAGTGACATGGAAAAACAATGACCCTAAATCTTATTACCAGTACATTGTAGGACGGCATTATATCGGAACTGCTCATTACAAAGACGGAAAATGGTATTGGTATTCAAGTGTGACCGAAGATTTGCTTGCTGAATACGGCAGATGTGATTCCGAAGAATTTGACGAAGCAATCGAGTGCATTGCGTGGATGCCGCTACCTGAACCATATAAGGAGGACAAAGGATGAGTGATCTAATAGATAGACAGGCGGCGATTTCATACGCAATCTCTGGTAGGATAAGGACTCTTCCAACAAGCGAAGATGGCGAGAACTGGATCAGAACAAGCGAGGTAAGACAAAGCCTTTTAACCATGCCATCCGCACAGCCTGAACGTGACATTCCAATGAAGCCAAATGAAACAATAGATTCATCATGGGGTATCCGAAAGAAACAAGCGGTATGCCCGAAGTGCGATTACTACCTTGGCCATGTGGAGTTTATAGGAAATCCTAACGGAAAGAAAGTTACCTACTGCGAAACTTGTGGACAGGCTATTGATTGGGAAGGATGGGAATGGGAAGAATGATGCTTAATTCGCAGGAAATTATCAAGGTTCTTGACAATCTAATCGGACAAACAGAGGCGGTTGGAGATTCCAACGTTGATGAACGGAGGCATGAAAGGCTGAAAGTGCTGATTGATGTTACTAATTGGTGTCTTGACGGAGTACAGTTTGCATCTTCAACTTGTGGAAGACCAGAAGGAAGTATGCATGAAATCGGATGGGATGCAAAATGCGCTCTTGACGAATGGCATATATGGCTTGGAGAGGTGTTGAACGAATGACCAACGAAGAAATAATCAGATGGTTCATAGATAGTCCGTTCTATCACAAGGATCATGAGCCTTTTAACAAGGCGATCAAAGCCCTCGAACAACCGGAAATCATCAGATGCGAAGAGTGCCGACATTATAGAACATGTGAGATTTTTGGGAAGAAGATAACTCTATGTAAGCGAAGAGAATATGATGCGCTTAGTGTTGAACCAGATGACTTTTGCAGTTACGCAGAGAGGAAGAAAGAAAATGATGTGGTTTAAACAACGGAATGAACTCGGCAAAGAAGTCGAAAAGTGGATGGCAGAAAACAATGCTGCGAATGTGCCACTGACTACTATTTCCTATCTGGTGATAAAGGGGTGGTTGAAAGACCGACCGATAGAGTGCAAGAACTGCATTCACTATCAGGATTGGGGTTGGTGTAAGGCATGGGAAAGAGAAACAATACCGTTTGGTTATTGCCATGAGGGAGAAGGGAGAGAAGAATGACATATTCCTTACGAATGGGAGAATGTAAACTTCTTTTCTCTGACAGCAGCTTTAAGCATTGCCGGAAGAAACCGACTATATCAGTTTATGATCCGAAAGAAAATCGAGAAACGAAGATAGCATCATTTAACAGTCAAGAAACCTTTGAATGGTTCGTTAAAAAGCTAACCGATAAGGAGGAACCCACATGACATTATTACCAAAAGAAATAATTAATGCAATGGATCCAGACGAACTGCGGTCTTATATTTGCCATTTGCATGATGTCAATGATTGCCTAACAGATATCATTGCGGCTAAATCTGAAGAAGTCGGTGCATTGCGATTTGAACTTAATATTTATAAACGTCATAAACTTACAGAAAAACAAGCGGGTGCATTTACTGACCGCATCCTTCAAAAATATACCAACCGAATCTTCCAGAAGTCAGAAGGGAGTACACCACTATGAAATACATCGCAGTTTTTGATGTTCCAGACAACGCTAAACCTGATCAGTATTCCAGACCACGGATGACTTTTAAACTTCCGCATGACTACTACAAAGTCGTAGAAACGGATTTGAAACCGCTGCCGAAACGATGCCCGGAAGCATTTGAAGATCCACAGGCTGACGGGTGGAACGCTTGTTTGGACAGAATCGAAAGTTAATATAGTCAAGGAGCCGGGGCATAGGGTATAATATATACGGTGAGCATTAGTTCATGTTTATACCCTTCTTAATGCAAGTAGCCTCGGCCTCCCCAGATTAGCCGGGGCTACGGCTTTGTAAAGGAGAATCGCAGAATGATAATAGACGGTTACGAAATACGCTTTGAAAAAGACGGAACAGTTATCTACAAGGACGGTGAAGTCAAGGCGATGTACTTCGGCATTACTGATAACAGAATCATATTACGGCAGTTTGTAGACGCGATAAGGAACGCAGAGGATGAACGCTCATAAATATTTAAAGCAATTATACGATTTAGATAAACGGATTAAGGCGCAAGAACTGATGATCGAAGAGTTGACCACATCCGTGCTGTCGATAGCTGCGCCGGCATTTGACAAAGATCGTGTGCAATCTTCCAACAGCGACCGGGAAAAGACGCTTGCAAGGCTGATGGATCTGGAGCAAAGCCTAGCCAGAAACCGCATCCGATACGCGCAGAAACAGGCAGAGATAATCAGCCGAGTATCTAAGATGGATGGTATCAGTCAGGAGATCCTAACCAGAAGATATATAAAGTATCAGGGATTCCAGACGATAGCTGATGAAATGAATTATTCCATCCAACGGATATTCCAACTGCGGCAAGTGGCATTAAACGAGTTTGAGAGGAGGTTCCTTGCGTGAGTGGGATAACAGACCTTGCCACTATTAATGGCGATGAATATTTCACAAGAGAACAGGACGCAGAAACCATCGCGCAGCATATCATCAGACCTATGACCGTTTGGCTTCCGTTTAATGATCGCGGTAAAGCATTTGATATAGTACTTCGGAAACATGGACATAAAGTGATATGCACAGATGGTGATTTCTTTGAAACGGATCCCCCAGAAGGAACGCAAGCCGTTATATCAAATCCTCCATTCAGCAAAAAGAAGGAAGTGCTAAAGAGGCTTGATATCCTTAATCTTAAATATGCTTTACTTGTTCCATTCTTATTTTTGAATGATGGTACCCCGATGGATTATGCAACGCAGATAATGATGTTCAGGAAACGTATCCACTTCACGGTAGGTGAGGGGGGGGGGTACAGAGTTAAATAAGCCGCGTCAAAACAGCATTGTAATTAGCAACGGACTATTAACACATGACTTTATTATTATTCATTGAGAGGAGGTATCTCTGATGCTAACACCAGAAGAGCGCAAGGCTTCCCGGGAATGGTACGAAAAGAATATGCCAGAAGAAAAACGAATCATTCGTGACCAGAAACGGAGAGAGTACGGCAGAAAATACCGACAGCTTAAAAGGGAACAGGAGAAGATGAATAAATGAGGCGTAAAGGTGTCCCTAATAAGACCACCAAGTACAGCCGTACCCTTGCCTATCTGGAAAGTCTACAGAAACCACTAGACATTAGCGGCTTGGATGATATCGACATCGCAAACCATGACCCCGAGCCAAACTGGACTCAGGCAAGGAACGATCACTCGCAGCCGCTTGCAGAAGGTTCCCCGATCCCGATGGAATTCCTTTATTACGACAAAGATATGAAAGCTTACGTTTACAATCCAAACAGGAAAATGCAAAAATTAGCCTTTGAGATCACCGGAGATATGGCTCCCTCTGACCGGCTTTATGACCAACTGACAAAACAATTCCCGGAGTGGCTGCCGATACCGGCAGACGTAGCAATTGGCGTTGATATCAGCGTAGAACGCCACAGGAAGGGAAATGAGTATCAGACGGGAGAATCATCGGCTCAATGGATAAACTGGCTTATACAGCGTTTTGAGGGCTGTGTGTGGGTATCTAATAATCAGATAGCTGCCATCGGTGCGGAGATCAGGACAGCTAAAGAAGACCGGATAGTTATTACTATCGTGATGGCATAAAAAAAGAGGGAGCCTATTTGGCTTCCTCTTTTAACTCTTTCAACGCTTGTTCCAATGCTTCTTCATCGATCTCCGGTTTCGGTATCGGCTCCGGTTTCGGTTTCGGTATCGGCATCAGATCCTCTAATGCTTCATCGATCGCGTCATGTTCGATGGGGTCGATTGGTTCAACTTCAATATCCATTCCCCTCATTTTCCGGTGAGATCTGGCGTTTATCTCTCGCGCCCTCTCTGGATTATCTACCCACCATTGCCGGTTCTTTTCTAATACCTTTTCTTTATTCTTTTCGTAGTACTTCTTAAACGCTTCCCGGCGTTTCTCTGGATCTTTATATGGCATCTCTTATTCCTCCTTAATCCTCAAAAATATCCTTGTCAGAAAACATCGGTAAAACTGGGATCGCGCATTTGCCGTACCATTTAACCCGTTCATTGTGGTGCGATTGCATATACGCTAACGCGTTTTCTTTTTTGTGGAAGCGTAGCTGCTTTTCACTCCCGCCTATATCTATGCCTATGACATATCCTGACGTACTTTTCATCTCTTATCTCTCCTCTATTAATGCTTTCCGCGCCTCGTGTGGCATATATACCGCTGTTCCCGGTGTTCCTATATGTATTACCCCGTTATAGTCTACGTTGGTTATTGTGTGGATCTTGTCCTGATAAGTAACCTTTTTACCTAAAAATTCGGTTTTCAGGTCTTCTATATATTCCTTCCATGTTCCCATTGTTATCTCTCCTTTCAGATGTCCAAAATTGCGAACTCGTCTTTTATTGCAATCTCTTCATCGTTTATAATACATTCATACTTGTCAATATAACCGTGACAAAGTATATATTCTCTGACGGTATCGGTAATTGGTAATTCTTCAATTGCTTTTCGGGCAGAAGATTCTGTATCATAATATGCTATTATCGCAATGCTTCTGTCAAAATCATCTTTTTCAGGAACATAAATCATCTCATATTCTTTAATAAACCAAACTTCCTTCATCTCTTTATCCCTCCTGAACTATTCTTCTTACCGCATCCTCAACCGACATCCGCTCCGGTCGCATCATGTCCGGCATACTGAGATAACATTGTCCGTATTTCGGGAATCTGTACGCGTCCGGCAGCCCTACCAGTTCTCTGGAGTCGATCGGCTTTTTCTGTCGTAAGCAGATGATATTTTCCAGATTGACGGATATCTTACGCGGTATCGTGTCATGCGTTGCTCTCTGTGTGCAGAGGATCAGGTATACCTTTGCCGCTCTGCCCAGAAACGCTATATTATACATCGCTTGAATTGCATCCTTCTTATCTGCTCCTCCGCAATCCATCAGAGCTGCTGCCTCGTCAACTACTACGCAGATCGGAGAGCCGGAGTAGATTGTTTCATCGGCTGTTTCCATTTCGATATACCGGCGGTTCATGTGCCGTTCGGCTTCCCGGAGTGCATCCAGACAAGAGTCTACATCATTTGCGTAGCGAATGCAACGGGGATCGTCCCGGTATTTTCTTAACTCCACACGTTTTGGATCGAGCAGAATAAGCTGTGTGGTGTTCGGCAGCGCATCTATAAGCATCTTCTCTGTGTATGATTTTCCAGATCCTGTGCATCCGGCTAATAATGTGTGCATCATGATTTCTTACCCCCTATGTACATTAAACAGTTCATCTACAAACTCGTCTTCAAGTAATTCTTCCAGAAAGCATCCCATCCAATCGATATCATTAAATACATCCATATGGTCTTCTAATGCGACCCGAAGGTTTTTATAGAATGAGATCAACTCTCCGATGATATAAACCTTTCTTCCGTAGTTCTTCCGGCATAACCAGAAGTCATATGTATCTTCACTCTGTTCTGCTTCGACCCAGAAGTCCTTACTGAGATCCAGAACCAAAATCTTTTTTTCTTTCATTTTTTTATCCTCCTCAGATGTAGAATCTCTTTGTCTTCTTTGTATACGGCAGCGGAAGATTAACGTAATATCCCCACTCCGTGTTCCCCATGTGATCGTCCCATGTCCGCTCCGGACGGAAGTAAAGTTTTAGATTATGCAGAAAGCAATTCCAAGTGTTCCATACGGCAATCGTTGCGGTTCCTTTGTCTGTTCCATACACTTCAACGTTATAGATCTCGTTATTAACTATTATGTGTTTCATCGCTTTTCCTCCATTTCGATCCATCCGATTTCCTTACATTCTTCATCTGTTAACCAAATTTCATCCTCTTCATCTTCCGCATCATCCGGGATCAGGTAACAATAGCACTCAGAAATCATATAATTCCAGTTTTCGATCTCTTCCGGTGTGGGCTCCGGTGCTTTCCAGTTTTCCTGTTCTGCTGTCATCCAATCGGAGTACATCTCCCGGAGCAGATCCTTTGCTTTTTCTTCTGTAGCTGCTTCAATGTAGAAACCATCGCAGCAATCATCGGTGTTCCATATCACTTCATACTTTGTGTGGCTCGTTTCCTCTAAATCTCCATTGCGGAGCAGAAATGCCAGATATTCTTCAAAGCTGTTCCAGTTGGTTTCCATCTCTTCCCGGAGATCTGTATATCCTTTCCGGATCTCGTCCTCTGTCCAGACTACACCGGTTTCTGTGTTTCTATACTTCATTTTCTTTACCTCCTTACCATTTTTCATTGCAGCACATCGACAATTCGCACATATCTGCTATAAAGTTTTCTGCTCCGTATTTGTCCGCAAAGGTTATATTCTCGCCACAATACTCAATGGATGACCCGTTTTCGTCAAAAATCTTTTTTACGTTGTGTTCCTGACAAAAATCTTCTTCTGCAAATACTCTTTTCATGCTGTCGTAAAGCTTATTTTTTCTTTCAGTAGAAAGCTCTCTATAATATGGCATCTTATATAAGTACTTTAATGTTTTTACTCTTAAATCCGTTTCGTTCGTCATCTCTTTATTCCTCCTTACCCATTAATCGTGCAGCCTGTGCCGTTCTTGTAGTGGTTAAATGCTTTCTGTACCTTGCCAGTCTTGACTCCGGCGGTTTCCAGAACATCGAGTATCTGCTCCTCGTTGAAATTGTAGTATTCCGGCTCCCGGTCTTTCCTTGTGGTATCTCTTCCGAACCAGATCTTCATGCCGGTCTTTGTATATTCGCCATACATGAGAGTGCTTTCCGGTGTATACTTATATGCTTTCGGAAATGTCTGCCCGTTGGGATCCACACAGAACTGCAAACCGGCGCGCATTCCCTTTGCCTTAATCGGGCAATGCTTGTTAACGTCTTCAAGCGTTATCTCCACAAGAGAGATCCTGTCTATAGTTCTTGCAGAACATCTCTTTTCTACTTCCTGAAGCATTGCGGTAATCTCCGCTGCTTTCTCCATTTCGTGACCGTACTTCAATGTGATTGTCTTTGTCATTTCACTTTGCCTCCCATAATCCCAAATGACCTTTAATCTCAAACGGTTCCACCGGCTGCACATCTTCTAAGATCCATCCATATCGACCTACTTCATAGATACCGGCTACATATTCATCATGGTTCTTTTTTACTTCCTCGATAAACTCCGGTGTCATCTCCACACAATCAACTAAGTTTGCAGAACAGATGATTTTCCCATAGTCTAGATCTTTTTCCTTTACTAGATCCATCAATGCCGGATCCTTTACCGGTTTGCCTGATGTCGCATGGATATATATCCGTCCTCTATAGTTAGTCTTCCATGACCGAGTTTCTATTTTCTTTATGCCTACGCGGATGATTTCCGCGTAGGGCTGCGTCAAACTCAATGCTTTCATGTTTCCTCCACTTTCAATACCTTAATGCCTTTAAAAATTTCCTCCGGGAATTCCGGCTCGTTAGCAGAAACTGTGACCACCGCGACAGTACCGAATCTGTCAATACTTACTCCGGGGATTTCAGGAAGATCCGGCAGATATTCCTCCGTATATACCCGGAACCGTCTAGTCTTCCATGAGAAGCAGAACACCGTCACTCCATGCCCGATCGGCACTAGAACAATTTCACCACCGGTTAACCATTCCCTGACCATTAATCGTCCGGTATGCATTCCGGAAACCGTCACATAACACACGGATCTTTTTTCAATTGTAATCGTCCCGGATCCGGCGCGATATTCTTTACCTACTTCAAACTTCATCGTTCATTCCCTCCCGGAATACTTCCGTGATTGTTTCCATCAATTCCCATTTTGCCAGAAATCCCCGTTCGTATGCTGTGATCGCTTTATCGATCCGGGCAGCAGCAGAAAGATATCTTTCTTTCGGCAATTCCTTTGCGATCAAATGCAGCTTAACGTCTGTTGCATATTCGTTAATGTATCTTTTCATTTCGATCCCTCCTATCAATACCAAACAGCTTTTACTATTCCCTTGCGGATATGCATCTTTGCTGCCGGTGCCATGAAATCGGCAATTTCGTAAATGTGCCATGTTTCCCCGGCGGTTAACCGCCACTTTTCGTTGTTGCAGATATCGCGGATCTTTTCCGCTGCTGCTTTAGATACGCAGAACGCGTCTTTTTTGCTGTAAAAATATTCCTGTCCTATTGTTGTCTTTGCTACTATAAACATATCCTTTATCCCTCGCTTTCATGGGCGCGCCCGGCAGAACGCGCCCGGTGTCGTGTTATCTATCATCAAATGTCGCGCGTCTAATATACATATGTTCCGCGTATGCTGTCGCGCCCGTTTCCCATATGTCGCTTAAATACGCGCCAATCTTTATATACCCGGCATAACACTCGCCGACAGCCTCGATCCATACGTCCATGCGCCCGGTATCATCGCCGTATGCATTCCATATACGCCCGTTTTTTGCTGTCGTTGCTGTCGCTGTGATAACGTCATAACAATGGTCTTTATCCGCCTCACGGATTGCCATATCCGCCCATTTTGCCGGTGTCCAGTCATCGTTATCTTTTTCATACTTGATAACAAGCTTTGCTGCCTCAAGGTCTGTTATGGTGTATACAAATCCCTGTAATTCTTTTCCAATGTGACTTTCATGTCGTTTCCCTCACTTTCATATTTATTTAGGAAAGCGCGCCCGGGGGACGATCCCGGGAGATGCCGTCCGCGCCTGTCGATCACATAACAGCCATATTTTCCGCGCTATTCGCGATCGCTTCAAATGCTGCCATATCCTCGGGATCCTCTTTACCGGGCTTATATTCCGTACCGTGTTCCAAAAACAGGACGTATTTACAAGTGGCACAAGCGTGGCAATTGTTGCAATGCTGCTGCCTATCAATACCACACCGGCAAATATGGACGCTTTCACCGGCTGCCTTTAATTCATTGTAAAGCCTGACAATGTAACCGGCATGCCCGAAATTCAAATGTCCGTTTACAAGGCTGTCGACAATGTTTACATTGGCAAGGCTGTTAAGCTCGATCAATTCAGCATCAAAACCGCGCCCCCACATTTTTGTATATGTCCAAAAAGTGATATCCGGATGACGTTCGGCGATCCGCTGCCACATTTTGACATATTCACCGGAAAAGAAATCACCGGCGGCATGAATGCGGATATACTTTATCGATTTAGAATGCGCCAACTGTAATTCAATTACCGCTTCAAGGTATTCAAGGCGTTCACGGGCAAGGCGCGTATTGTATCTTAAGCATTCCTTGACGTTTTCCATAACATAACGTCCGGACATTGCATAGCATCCGGTACAATTACAGCAACACGTTCCACCGTTTCCGCATCCCGGCAGCATCGACCATGTATAAACGCCTTTTCCTAATTTGGCGTTTCCATTCTTTAATGGCATCTGATGCCATGCATTTTCAACTGCATCATAATATTTACCATCTTTATACGGGATATCCTTGATTATGTTTCCGTTTCTATTCATTGTGTTTACCTTTCCTTTCCTTGCTATAACTTTTCGGTTATGTTACCCGTTCCCGGGCTTGTCCTTGTCTGTACCCTAACATTAGCACTTATTTGCGTCCTTGTCAATACCCCAAATGTAACTTTTTTGGATTTTTTGAAACAAATTGATGATTTTGTTTTCCCTGTCGTTTTGTGCATTCCTACAAATACCACCGGGCAAGGGATCCCGGGCGTGTTTTCGGGCGTTTCCGGGTATTCCTGACGGGATCCGGGGATATTGGTAGATCTGACGGGATCCGGGACGGGCTGACGGGGGATCCCCCGGGGCTTTTTGGTATCGGGCGGGGTTGGTCTTCTCTCCAACTTTTCCGCAAAAAAGGGGTATTGACATCGGCAACAAACCGCCGTATAATTTTGTTTATCAGAAAGGAGCGATAAAATGGATGACAAGAGGTTAATAGCGATAGGATACTTACGAGTTTCCACCGAGGAACAGGCATCGGAGGGTAAATTCGGACTTGAGGAGCAGAAGGAACTGATCCTTCAATATTCGAGGCGTAATAATATGTATATTCTTGACTGGTACATTGACAAAGGTGTATCGGGTGTCAAGGAAACGCGACCGGCGATGAATGAGTTGCTGTTTGGAGAAGTCCACAACCCGCCGGTGGAATATGTATTAGTAGCGAAGTCGGACAGGATAGCTAGGGACATCAAGCTGTACTACTACTATCTGATGCTGATGGAAAAGAAGGGCATGAAGCTAGTATCCGTGACGGAGCCACTAGTTGATGACGGAACGGGCATGGGGAACATCTATCGGTCGCTGATGTTATTTGTCGCTGAACAGGAGCGAAAGAACATCACGATGCGAACCAGAGGTGGGCGGTTACAGAAAGCCAAACAGGGTGGATATGGTGGAGGCAGACCGCCATACGGATACAAGGCATTTGAGGGTGAACTGGTAGTGATACCCCACGAAGCGAAGATCATCAGGAAGATCTTTGAATTATGGGAAGCGGGGGTAGGAGTGAGCCGAATAGCGCGGTTATTCAATCAGCATGGGATACCAACGCGAAGCGGTACGAAATGGAGCCCGCCGACCATCACGAAGATCTTGGGGCATAAGGACTTTTACGAAGGTAAGTACACCTACGGTGAAGTCGAGGCTATTGGTAGGTATGAGCCGTTGTTGAAGGATGGTGTCTGGGATCCACGGACAGAAACTGCGAGTGCGGTCTACCGGGCGCGATATGAGGAGCCACCGATCGAGGGGGATTGGACGGTGGATGAATGATAGGTAGAGATAGATTGATAAAGTGCGAACCCCTCCGCACTTTGTGGAATTTGGCTCAAATCGCCGGTTTGCGTCAACCCGTGAATGTGGATACGATAAAGTGACCTCCCTCCTATATGGGGGGAAAGATTCCCCATATAGGGGGGCAATTTATCTATCCACGGATGAACTCGATAAAGTGCTTACTTTACTTATAAGGCACTTTGCACTTTGCACTTTAAGAATTATGACTAAAATAATAAAAAAAATGGTAAAAAGTCTGACAATTGAGGTTCCGGGGGTAGTGGAACCGGAAGGGTATTGCGGTGGTAAGATCGTAGGTGATAAGGAAGAGATCTGCCTGAATCTGCTGATGGGGGACAGGACTAGTTATGAGTACTACACGGGGGTGTGGGATATAAGATACCCCGATGGGGAGCCTGTGTGGGAGTGGATCCCTGAGGCGAAGGGGATGAGGGAAGCGGGTGTGCTTGATGGGATGTTGGATGGTGTGATATAATAAGGGCAAGCACGGTCGAGGTGGCTGAAAACGTGCGTAGGATGCGTCCTTGCCACCATTGGGGAATGTAGCTTAATCGGAGAAAAGCTTACGCGCGCTAAATACCGTCCAAATGGTTTTTGATGCGGGTTCGAATCCCGCCATTCCCGGTTGAAGATTAGATAGAATTATAGTATTAGTATGTGATATGGTGTAAAAAACAAAAGTAGCCTTTCGGGGTTACTTTTTTTTTACGGGTTCGATCCTGTGGGGATGGCGGTGGGGCATGGCTAATGGCTAATCGATTTGTGTGGCTCGGCATCTGTGAGCCTACTAATAAAGATATAACGAAAGTCAGACGGCTTATGAGCGCGGCGTGTCCTAAAGGGATGCGCTTTGAATTTATTGTGCCTCCTGTTGGGTATAGCGTGGAGAGCGTATATAAGAAGCTGTTTCAGGTGGTCAAGCCGAACTGCATCTTATTGAATGACGATCTGGCTTTGTTTGAAAGCTTTGAAAGATATAACGTGTTTCTGCAATGCTGTTCATATGAGGCGAAACTTGATCTGGATAGTCAGCTTTATGTGTTAAGCCCGCATTTTGAGAAGAAGATATACCGGGATTCCGACTTTGAGTGGTATTCCAAGCCAAGGGTATGGTCGGAAGACCAGAACGAACGGCTTTTAAAAGAAGGTCGCGAGTTTGAGCGGAAGAAAGCGTTAAAGGAATACGGGAAGAACGCGGTAAAGGAACTGGCAAGGAGCATCAATGGACAATAAATGGTTAGCAGAGATGGCAAGTCCGGCGGTTCCGATTGAACGGAAACAGGAGAATGCCAGATATATAGTACATACGGTGAAGCTAAAGGCTCTGCCCAAGATGGACAGGACGGATGCCAATCAGGTCAGGGAGCGCACGGTGGAATACTTAAAGCTGTGCGTGGATGACGGCATCAAGCCGAACCTGACGGGGTATGCGCTGTCGCTTGGGACGGACAGAAGAGGTCTTGAGAGCCTGTTTAATTCAAGGACGGTCGATAAGAACACACAGGATGAACTGGATCAGGGCGTGGCAATGATAGAGAATGTCATGCTTGAACTGATGCTCGACCAGAAGATAAATCCGGTCACGGCTATTTTCCTGTTAAAGAACCACTTCGCATACAGCGACCAGACGGATCTGCGGATCCGGGCTGAGAGGGTGGAAACCGTAGATGAGGAAGCCCTTGAGGATAAGTATCTGAGGGTGATAGATATACAAGATGAAGATTTCAAAGGAAACGATGCAGAAACGCTTGACGCTCTGCAACGCGATATATCAGAGCATTATAAAAGCCCCGCATGAAGCAAAAGGCTATTTCGACTTCATAGGGGCTGCGAAGACCGCTGAATATGCGGATGTGAAGTTCCTTATCAGAAAAGTCCGGGCTTTGGCTGTGACCGCTATGCGGGATGGAGCCGATGTTGCGGACTTTTATGAGATATACTCCCAGATGCTGCTTTTAGAGGCTCCGAACGATTTTGAATCCTTCATGGAATATATCGAACTGGACAGGGAACCGCACGAAAAGTTCTACCATCCGAGAAAGAAGCAGCTGAAAGCTATCGTGGAAGCCATGCAAGCGTTAGAGGATGGCGAACTGGACGAACTGTTCCTCTCAATGCCCGCCAGAACGGGAAAAACAACGCTCACGCTGTTCTATGTGTGTTGGCTGATAGGCAGACATCCTGAGAACTCAAATCTGTACTGCACCTATTCTGACAGCGTAGCGAAGGTCTTTTATCAGGGCATCTTGGAGGTCATTACTGATCCGTATACCTATCATTGGCAGAAGGTATTTCCGCATTGCCCGCTTGTGAGCAAGAATGCTGCCGACCTGACGGTCAATATATTAAGGAAGAACAGATATCCCAGTATAACGTGCCGCTCCATCGGAGGCACCCTCAACGGAGCTTGCGACTGCTCCGGGGTGATGGTGGGCGATGACCTCGTTTCGGGCTACGAAGAAGCTATATCCAAAGACAGGATGCTAAAGCTTTGGGGGATGGTCGATAACAACCTGATACCGAGGGCAAAGCAGACAGCTAAACATCTGTGGATAGGTACACGATGGTCGGTGGTGGATCCCGAAGGTATGCGGATAGGGCTTCTGGAAAATGACGAACAGTACCGGTCGGTAAGGTACAAGATAGTCAATGTCCCGGCTCTTAATGCCGATGACATGAGCAATTTCGATTATGACTATAACTTAGGGTTCAGCACCGAGTATTACCGACAGAGAAGGGCTTCCTTTGAACGCAATGACGATATGGCTTCGTGGTTGGCGCAATATATGGGAGAACCAATAGAGCGTATGGGCAGCCTGTTTACTTCGGGCGAGTTCAGATTCTATAACGGCGAACTTCCCGGTGGCAATCCCGACCGCATCTTTATGGCTGTTGATCCCGCGTTCGGTGGCGGCGATGCCGTAGCTGCCCCTGTCTGCGTGATGTATGGCGATGATATCTATGTGCCGGAAGTCATCTATAGCTTTGAGGGCAAAAAGATATCAATGCCGCTTATAGAAGAAGCCATAAGGAACTACGGCGTGGAACTGATACAGTTTGAAGCCAACAAGACCTTGGAATCCTATGTTCAGGAATTTGAGGATATGCTCCATAAGGACAAGGTCAGATGTACGGTGCAGTCCAAGCCCGCTTCGACCAATAAATCGAAACATCAGCGTATCATGGACAAGGCTTCGGATATAAGGGAACATATGTTGTTCCTCGATTCCAACCATCGTAAAACACATTACCAGAAGTTCATGGATAATGTCTACGGCTTTAAGATCTATGACGATAAACAGCACGATGACGCGCCTGATTCACTCGCTATGGCAATTGCGATGGTGTTCAGGTTCGATAATAACTATGCATATACGTTTAAAAGGAGATTCTAAGTTATGAAAGCTTGTAAATCATGCGGTTTTCCCGTTCCGGCACTCAAAGCGGGTAAAGGTTTCAGCGTCTTCTGCCCCGCGTGTGGTGCTTCCACAGCATCATACTTCGTAGAGTCAAAAGCTGTCGAGGAATGGGAACAGATGAACGGGGAGCCGGAGCCGAAGGTCGAAGAGAAACCCAAGAAGGAAAAGGCGAAAGGTAAAAAGGGCTGATAAAGCCTATTTTTTATGAGGAATTTTACTAATGGCTGAATCCATTACTACAAGAACTTTTACGGGACGGAAAGTCCTATATACAGACGAAGTGGAGATAACCGCTGAGAATATCGGGGATGTTATTAAGGCTGCAATGGCAGATCATGAAACAAACGCTTCCGATATCGAATATCTGTATGGGTATTACACGGGCAATCAGGCTGTCCAGAACCGCACGAAGGATTATAACGACAATATCCTTAATAAGGTGGTTGTCAATAAGGCTAATCAGATAGTTTCCTTCGTTACGGGCTATTTTCTTTCTTCGCCCATCCAGTATATCAGCTTAGATCAGGAAGCCCCTCCCGAAGGGCTGAAAAAGCTGAACAGATGGTGTGAGTTGGAATCCAAGGATTGCCTTGACCTTTCTGTGTTTGAGTGGGAAGTCATCTCAGGTGCGGGGTACAAGATGGTTCTGCCGAAGCCCGAAAGGCTTGATGATACTGAATCTCCGTTTGAAGCTTACTCGCTCGACCCACGGAATTCCTTTGTGGTGTATTCGTCAAGGCTTGGGCATAAACGGATGCTTGGCTGCAATTACATCACTTTGGAAGATGACAGCCATATCTATTATGCTTATACGGCTACGGACTTTTTCGTTCTTGATGATGATTATAACGATGCTTCAGATGAGTTTACAAAATCGGGAGCGCATTCGCTGCCGGATATCCCGATCTATGAATATCCGCTGAACAGCGCAAGGATGGGATATATCGAACTGGTCATTGCTCTTCTGGATGCCATCAATACGGTACAGTCCAACAGGGTTGATGGCGTGGAACAGTTCATTCAGGCTATCCTCTGCCTTGAAGGAATGATCCCGGAGATAAAAAGCGGCGAATCACAGGCTGATGCCGAAGCTGAGTTCATGTCTTCCCTGAAAGAGATAGGTGGTCTGTTCATTCCGAAAGATGGTAAAGCCTATTACCTTACACAGGAACTTAATCAGGATCAGGTACAGACGCTTGTCGATAACTTATCCGAGCAGATACTTGAGATCTGCGGTATCCCGGATAGGTCGGACGGCTCCACGAATGGCGATACCGGGTCTGCTATCGTGCTTCGTAACGGATGGTCAGATGCAGAAACAAGGGCAAAGAATGCCGAGTCATTCTTCAGAAGGTCGGAACGTAAGTTCCTCAATGCCTTAATCAATATCTGCAATACCATCGGTGGTACTAACCTGACAAACGATCAGGTCGATATCAGATTCCCAAGGCGTAATTACACGAACGATTCTGCGAAGGTCAGCAACCTTGTCACGATGCTGTCAAGCGACCAGATACATCCGCTTGATGCGTTTGAACATTCCGATATGTTCCCGGATCCCGATGCAGCTTATGCAAGGGGTCAGGCTTGGAAAGAACAACAGGAACAGAAGACAGTAAACGAACTTGCAACATTCGATACTGAGGAAGAGGTAGTCGAAGATGAAGATAACCAGACAAGTTCAACCGTGGGCTAAGACGGATAAGATCGTTAAGGCTTACATTACGCTGATCCTTCGTTCGTTCCAGAAGATACGCAGAAAGCTTAGTGCTGCCAACTTTGATGAAGTTAATGTTATAGGGGCGGTCAATACCGAATGGCAGAATATAAATACCTATATGAAGGACGCGCTCTTAAAAATAGTAGTCTACTACTACAGAGTCGGTTTCCAGACTTGTGGTAAGCCCCCTCCCGATGACATGGAAGCACAGATGTACTTCGCTAAGTTACTGGATTCGCTAGATCCTGTTACGCATTATCTGTTTGAGCCTGAATCCGACAGGAAAAGGGCAAGACTCATTGAAGCATTACTATCTGTCCGAACGGTACGCGAACGGAATAAGCAGCTCGATATCGGTATTCGATATATAGTCAGACAGTTCAGGCAAACGGCTGATGACTATACGTTGGATGCCATCACGGAAGCTTTTATAGAAGCCGGGGTCGAGGAAGTTGAGTGGATTACGCAGAGGGATGAAAAGGTCTGCGAAGAATGCGCGCCGTTAGATGGGCAGATATTTAAAATAGATAAGGTTCCTATGTTACCCCGGCACTTTAATTGCCGTTGCTACATAATCCCAGTTATTAAATAGGAGAAACGATAATGAGTTGGAAAATTTATAAAGTCGAAAAAGCCAACGGCAAAAAGGTCATCGGTTACATCGGTGGTAGTGGTGATGGGCTTGGCTCTCTTCCTCCGATGAGCGAATCCGGTCCGAATCCCGGCTCGACAGCTTTCCTTCCGTCACTTAACAAAACCTTCTGGCTTGATGGTGATGGCACTTGGATAAGGACGGATGGTCTGACGCTGAAGAGCATTGCTGTTGGGACAGCACCTACGAAGACATCATACAAGTATGGTGAAAAACTTGATCTCAGCGGTATCATTGTAGCCGCAACATATTCTGATGATTCTACTACTCAGAATGTTCAGGACTCTTGCGTGTATTCACCGGCAGATGGCTCTGTTCTTAACACAGCCGGAACTGTTACTGTGACGATCAGCTATACAGAAGGTGAAACCACAAAAACGACAACACAGAGTATTACTGTTACGGCAGACTTGACCGGAATCGCCTTTACAACTCAGCCAACGAAGACCGAGTACACAGTAGGTGATTCGCTCGATCTTACTGGCGCGGTCATAACAGCATCGTACACGGATGGAAGCACAGATACTGTCACAGCCACGTTTGATCCGGCAGATAATACAGAGTTGACCGAAGAGGGAACCGTAACAATTACGGCATCCTATACGGAAAACTCTATCACGAAGACCACTACGACTACGGTTACAGTAGCCGCAGCAGAGTCGGATGATACTTAATGGCTTTAACGCTTTAAGGATAGAAGCGGTAGAGAAATCGCTATATCAAAATTCGCAGTTGCATGGTGGCAGAGAAGTCACCTAAATCATTCGCAAAGATATATTGCAGAGAAGCAATTCAAACAACGCAAGGAGAACCAAATGGCAAATATTGATGTAACAAAAATCGAAGGCTATGCCGAAATGTCACCTGAAGATAAGGTAGCTGCTCTTGAAGCATATGAATACGATGATGGCTCCAATCTGAAAGCCGCAGTTGATAAAGCTACCCATGAGGCTGCTGAGTATAAGAAGCAGCTTAAAGCATTACAAGATGAACAGAAAAAGGGGGATGGCGAGGCAAGCCAGACGATCCAGTCCCTCAAGGCACAAGTTGAACAGTTGACCAGAACAAATACCATCGCGGAATATGCGACGCAGTATCTTGCGCTTGGGTATACCGCAGAAATGGCGAAGGAATCTGCCGAAGCCCAGTTCGATGGTGATATCGCGAAGGTCATAGACAATCAGCGAATCTTTCTTGAGGAAAAGGAGAAGAGCATCAAAGCCGAGTTACTTAAACAGACACCGCGTCCCGGACAGGGTGGCACAGGAACGCCCTCTGCGGGAATGACAAAAGAGAAGTTCCAGAAGTTGAGTTTTGCCGAGAGAGCAAAGTTCGCTGCTGAACATCCTGAGGAATACGAACAATTTTATAAAAGCTAACAGGAGGTCATATAATGGCAACAATCCTTATTCCTAACACTTCAACGGCATCCCTTACCGGTGTTACCACACTGAATCAGGGATTCATCAATCACGAAATTGAAGATACTTACAACACACATCTGGATCTGAACGGATTCTGCACAGTTGACAATAACCTGGAAGGTGTTGTCGGTGATATCAGAAGGATCGATACCTACACTCCGTCCGGCGTTGCAGAGGACGTAGCAGAAGGTTACGGCAATACCGCTTCGATCTCTGTTGGACTCGACTCCAAAGAATATCGTGTAAAGTGCGCACAGGCATGGTTCCAGTATTCAGACGAGGCCTATATGCGTGATCCGGTAGCAGTTCAGGCGGGTCTGTCCCATCTTGGAATTGCTATGTTTAATAAAGTAAACGCTGATATCCAGGCTGAACTTGCAAAATCCTATCTTTCCCTGTCAACCGGCGATTCTACATTCGACTTCGACAACCTTGTTGATGCCGTATCGCTGATGACAATTAAAGATCAGGCAAATGAGAACGCGCTCCAGGCACAGCAGAGGTTCGTTCCGTCCGTTTGGGCTATGGCTTCTAAGACTGACATCGCTAAGATCCGTAAATCTTGTGCGGCTACACTTCAGTATGTACCGGAACACGCATGGACTCCTGGATACATCGGTGATGTTGCCGGTGTAACTGTTTACTACAGACAGGATCTTGCCGCGGGCATCATGTATGTCGGCACAAATAAAGCTATTACAGTATTCAACAAGACAGGCGTTCAGACCGAACAGGCGGCAAGAGCCGGTGGCTCAACTGGTGCAGCGAATACCAGAATGAACGATTTCTTCGCTCGTAAATATTACATCGCAGCCCTTACCGATGCGACTCAGCTTGTTCAGCTTGGTGTTACCGGTTCTTCTCTGCATTACAGAGAAAGCGCAGCGGGTGATGGAACGAAGACCGCGTTCACCCTTGCAAATACGCCTACAAGCCTTGAGGTTTATGTAAACGGCGAAAAGAAGACCGTAACTACGGACTACACGCTGTCCACAAAGACAGTTACATTTACTACCGCTCCGGCTAATAACGCAGTGATCGTCTTCGATTACAAGTATACCGCAGCTTGATTTTAACGGAGGTATTCGGATATGACTGATACAGAGAAAATCGAAAGAGTCAGAGTGATGAGCGGCCTTTCCGCAGATGAAATGCCGGATGCCTCCATTGCTGTTTATCTTGACGCTGCTGCCGAAAAAGTCCTTAACAGATGTTATCCATCCACATATGACGCAAGCACTCTGACAGTTCCTGACCGGTATGTCGGAGTGCAATGCGACCTTGCGCTTTACAATATTGTGAAGCGAGGTGGTGACTTTGAATCAGAACATAAAGAAGGGGATGTTACAAGAAAGTTTGATTCGGAAGAATCCATTCTTAAACAGATCGTTCCCTTCGCTCATGTTCTGACAATGGAGGTATCCGATGCGACTACTTGATAGAAATAAGCATATATTCTATTACGCGTTACGCAACGGACGAGGGATGGAAACGGATGCACGGGGCAATTACACCGGTGAGCCGAATCTGACATATAGCGATCCTGTTAAGGTTCACGCTTATGTCAGTGCAACACGGGGTTCTTTCGTTATATCAAGTGGTGTGACAATCGACCAGTTCGGTTTGGATGTTGACTACGATAAAATCATCCATCTGGAAGGAACCGATTGGGACATTGATGAAGATTCAATCCTGTGGGTGGACGATACTAATATCTACCATCCATATGATTACATCATCAAACGGATAGCCATTTATCTTGGGCATACGGTGCTTGCGATAAAGAAGGTTCGTTATCACAACGAGAAGAATGACATCCCTGTGCTTGGCACGGATCCTGGTTTGCTGTTAGCTACAGAACAGGGGAGCGTGATAAGAGCATGACCGGATTAGCAAGGGTCTATAGAGCCTTAGACAACATCGCAGTTAATGCGAAATTAGGCAACGGCGGCAAGATAGACAAAGCGATTCAGAACTTGGTTGATATGGGTGCTGAATCGGCACAGACTGAGTATCTTGGCTCTGGCGTAGAGGACTCAGCCAATGTGAAGGTTTCCGGCTCCTTGACTTCACAAGAAGGGACAGTCACTGCGACTGGAGCCAAAATACTATTTGTTGAGTTTGGAACGGGCGTAAATCTTAATTACGGTTCTATGAAGGGCGGCGAATTAGGCTACACGCCCGCGAGTTGGTCAATAAAAGGTGAAAAGTGGCTGACTGGCAAAAGGCTTGCGGCTTTTCATGGTTGGTGGCCTCTTCCCGGAACTTCTCAGGGCGCGGGCGGCATTACCTTGTGGACTCAGGGTCATGCACCAGTTTCTGCAATGCTCCATACCGCAGAAAAGATGAAACAGATGGTAGGTAAATTTTTGGAGGCGGCATACAAATGATAGATTATGAAAATAAAATATTTACAGACATCTATAATGCAGTGATCGCCTCTTATCCTAATGCTTTCATATCTGCGGTGGAAGTTTTGAATGAGCCAACATTTCCGGCTGTCTTCGTTAATTTTGAGGACAGCGCACCGACTCCACGTTATGTAAACTCATCAAGGAGCGAGCCTTTCCGCGACATGGTGGTTGATGTCAACGTCTACTCCAATCTGCAATCCGGCAGAAAAGAACAGGCAAAAGCGATCATGGCTATTATTGATGCGGAAATGGTTGCGATGGGTTTTGTGCAGTCGGCTATGAACCCGTTAGACTTGACAAATAGTAGAAATAAATTAGTAACAAGATTATTCGCCAGATACACTGCGTCAGTCGATGTAAATGGCGTGTTTTATTCACGGAGGTAAGTTATGGCAAGACTTACGAAAGGAACCTTCCTCATGTACAAGGCTACAGCAGGAGGGACTTATTCTAAACTTTGCGACATTACAGAGTATCCCGATCTCGATCAGGACCTTGCGACAGAAGACTCTACCACGCTTTCTGATTCAGCACATACCTATATTGCTGCGCTGCCTGACAGCGGTGGAGCCTATACATTTAATACTTGGCTCAAGGCTTCTGAAGGTTCGACCATCAGCGGTCTTAAAGGGCAGACAATCTACCTTGCACTCTATATTGGTGGTACAGAGGCCGGCGGCGTTATCACCCCGACTGGTTCAGTATTTAAGCGCGAGTGGCAGGGCGAGGTCGCTTACCAGATAAAGGGAGCCGGTACAGCAGAGATCGCTCCGGCAAGCATATCCACAACTGTTGCTACCGTTCCGGTTGATACCTGGGGCAGCGATTCCTAATAGGAGGATGCTATGGCAAGATTAACTAAAGGGTCGTTTCTGATGAAGGGAACCCTGACAGGCAGTGCGGGTGTTTACACTATCACTCTGTCGGGTACTTGGAAAACGACCGATAAAATCACAGTAGCCGGTAAGACCATCACAGCCGGTTCCACGACAGCTGCAACGATTGCTACGGCAATAGCGACGGCTATCTCAACTGGTACTCCGTATACGGCTGAAGCGGCAAATTCCGTTGTAACTGTCACAGAAAAGTCAGGGTTCTATGGAATCGGTGTTCCGGCTTGCTCGACAGATTCTGCTGCCGGTGTGCTGACGCTTGCAACGACTACTTCAAGCGGTACATGGGCTAAACTGGCAGACATTACAGAATACCCGGATATGGATCAGGATCTGGCAACGGAGGATTCAACTACTCTGTCAGATGCAGCGCATACATACATCGCGGCTCTGCCTGATTCCGGTGGTGCGTATACCTTTAACACTTGGTTGAAAGCCGCTGACGGTGCTGCTATATCTGCACTTAAAGGTACGCTTTGCACACTTGCGTTCTGGATCGGTGGTTCTGAATCTGGCGGGGTTATCACTCCGACAGGTTCCGTCTTCCGTAGAATGTGGACTGGTGAGGTAGCGTACCAGATTAAAGGTGCGGGTACTGCTGAAATTGCTCCGGCAAGCATTTCAACTACGATAGCGACCGTTCCGGTCGATTGTTGGGGAGTTGACATTTAATACACAGGGGGATGCCAAAACGGTGTCCCCTTAACTTTTTATCAAGGAGGCCAAACAAATGACTATTACTCTGGAATACAACGGAAAAGAATACAAACTTGGGTTTACGCGGGCAAGCATCAAGCAGATGGAACGGGATGGATTTAACTTCATGGAAGCGCAGAGCCATCCGGCAACTCTTGCCTTTTCTCTGATCGAAGGTGCTTTCCATACCTATAACCCGAAAATGTCCGAAGAAAAGATATATGAGATTTTTGATTCGCTTGAGCGGCGCGAAGAACTGGTTTCCACTCTGATGGAAATGTTTCAGGAACCGTTGGCGATCCTTAAATCTCCTGAAGGTGACGAGGCGAAAGAAAAAAACGTCCCCTGGAAGGTGATTTAATACCTTCCGGTAAAGATATCTCCATGACAGAGGCTTTTGAAGCCGCCTGTTCCTTGTTCATGACTTTTGGCATGACCTATGACGAGTTCTGGTATGGCGATCCGGTGAGGGCTAAGTATTACAGAGAAGCACACGACATCAGCATGGAGCAGATGAGTTTTAACGCTTTTATCCAGGGCAAATATGTTCGTGATGCTATTTCGGATTTTATGGAGTTCTACACCATGACGGCAAAGCCGAAGATCCGACACAACTTTCCTGATGAACCGTATCCTGTCACGAAGAAGGGCAAAAGACTTGCCGAAGAACGAAAAGAGGAAGAGGTGGCTAAAAGCTATCTGAAGATGTTAGGAGCAAAAAAGCATGGCAATAACGACTGAAGAACTGAATATACGGGTCAAAGTTGATTCCACTGCTGTCGATACTGGCATTAATAATATAAAGGCAAAGCTTGCCGAACTTGATCAGACCGCAAGTGGAAAGAATTTAACAAACCTTTCCGGCCTGACAACTCAGCTTAATCAGCTATCGGCAGCTTGCAGTAATCTAAGTCCCGCTGTATCAGTTGTGGCAAATCTGGCTACGCAGTTTAATCAGCTCGCGAATACAAGTGTAGCACAATCAGCTGCAAAGTTAGTCGGGGCGATGCAGAGCGTTACCACGGCTGCCAACAATTTAACGCAGACCACTTCCGGTCAGAACTTCACGCAAGCTGCACAGACTATCGCTCAGTTCACGCAAACCATTAATCAGAGCATTGCCAATATAAATCTTAATGCGTTTTCGCAATATGCTAAATCTCTGGCACAAGTAGCGGCGGCTTATAAGGTTCTTAATGGCTCCGGCGGTTCATCTACGTCCAACGCAAAAGCACAGCATAACGTTGGATTGATGGTTGATCTGACAAAACATTTATTCAACCTTAAACCCGACTTCTTCATCGAAGCTTATAAAAAGTTTGGTGAAATAATGAAGTTGCCGTTTGAAGAGTTCTTCGGCAAGTTTGCCGGATGGGGCAAGTCCATCAAGAATCTTTTCAGCAGCATCGAGCGTATAGCTTTTTATCGCGCCATTCGTACCGGAATAAAGCTTGTTACTCAGGCAATTAAGACCGGTATCAATAATTTGTATCAGTGGGCTGCCGCTGTGGGTAATTCATTTAAGCCCACAATGGATAGCCTTGCTACATCCTTCCAGTATTTGCAAAACTCGATAGGTGCTGCCGTATCTCCCTTACTCGATATGGCTGCTCCGGTACTGGAATATATAATTAACGCTGCTGTTGCGGCTCTGAATGTCTTAAATCAGCTGTTTTCATTGCTTGGTGGTAAGGCTACTTACCGCAGAGCAATAAGGCAGAATAAAGAGTATGCCAAAGCCGCTAATTCGGCTGCCGGTGGAGCCGGTGCGCTGAATGACGAATTAGAACGTACCATCCTTGCTTTCGATGAAATTAATAAGCTGAATGGTACGAAAGACAAAGCCGGTGGCGGCGGTGGCGGCGGTGGAGCCGATGTCGATTATGCCGGAATGTTTGAAGAGGTGGAGATCGACAACGGTCTTGCCGACCTCATCAATGCTGATTCATGGGAAGCAATCGGTATCGCTATTACGAACCGCCTTGCCGATGCGATGGAGTCTATTGATTGGGGCAGCATCCAGGATAAGACAGCAGAGGTGGCTTACAAGGTTGCCACACTGTTGAATGGCGCGTTTAGCAATAAACGTTTCTGGATCGACATCGGAACTACCATCGCGGAAGGGCTTAACACTTATACCCTTCTCGATACTACGTTCTTCCATAACACGAAATTTGAAGACTTTGGTGATTCATTAGCCGAAGCACTCCGTCAGTCCATCATAACTATTGACTGGCGTAGGCTTGGTGAAGCTTGTGTTTCCATTCCGACAGCTATCGTTGAAACGATTCACGGCTTTGTTGAGAACTGGAGCATAGACGATTGGTCATTCCTTGGCACTTCCATTGCCGAAATGGTTAATGGTGCGCTGCTTGAAATACCGTTCGCAACTGCTATCCCTGATTTCGTCGAACTGGCAACGGGAATCCTTCATTCGCTGAATACGGCGATCAAAAATATTAAGTGGTCAGAAGTTCTTGGTAATATAGCAGATGGCTTTAAGAACGCTGATTGGGGAGGCTTGATTTCTGAACTTGCAGAGTTCTTATGGAATACAAAATGGGTAATCGCTATTGCCCTTACTCTTGAGATTGGCAAAGTTGGACTTAGCCTTGCGGGTACAGCACTAAAGGCAATGGTCTTTAATGCCGTATTGAATGGCTCTGGTGGTGTGCTTGGTTCTGGAGCGGGTGCTGCCGGAGCAGCCGGAGCAGCAAGTGGAGCCGGGTTGTTCCTGAAACAGGCTATTCCGATTGTTGCCGGACTTGCGTTATCAATAGGTGGCGTTGTTTCGTTTGCAAACGCACTTAACACTAAAGAAATTACAGATGATATTTTATCTGCTGTTAGTGGTGCGCTTGGTGGTGCGCTTGTTGGATTTAAATTAGGTGGGCCTCTTGGTGCAGTAATTGGTGCGACCATTCCGGTAGTCATTGATCTTACAATGACGATGAAGCGCAGTACCGATGCTCATATAGAAGAACTGCAAGATGGGTTTGAAGGAATTGCCAGTAACTGGAAAGAAAGCGGAGTCTTTTCAGATGAGCAGATAGATATCCTTGATCGGGCAATAAATGCTAACTCAAACATGACACGGGTGGCAGCAGCCGAACTTATTGATCGGGCGATGGAAGCCGGTTCTGGTGAGCAGTTTGCTTCTGATATTCGAACGCTTGCGAATGATATCGGATATGTATGGAATGACGATGCTGTTGCAAACGCTATTAAAGAGGCTATCGCTGAAGCAAGGCAACAGAGCGCGGGAATAATAACCAAAACTGGTAGTCTTCTTTCTGGCACTAACGACGTTCCATATTCAATAGCACAGGCAGCCTTAAAGAATCCCGATCTTTTAGAAAGGATTACTCAGTTAAAGGCTGTCGGCACTGCAATGTCTGACTTCGCAAAGAAGACGCGCGATTCTATCCTTGGCTATGCAAATGTCGAGCCGAAGATGGTCGAACTGGCAACAAGTGCCGGTAGTTCAACATATGGAGTCCAGAAGTTCTATTCAGCTTCGTTGAAGGCTAACACAATAGCCACGACAAAGGCGATGGTTACAAGCTACGACATAGAACGTCCTGTCAGCGATTACATCACTGATGCGATGGGCAAAGCCGTAGCCGGTATCACTACTGGTGCTGTTAATACTAAAGCGGCAGCGGGTACGCTTCGGTCGAATATTCTGGATCAAATGTCAATGGCATCGGATATGCTTAGTCTTGCTAATTCGGCAATGTCGCATTTCCGAAAGGGCTTGAATGATGCGCTTGTTCAGGTGCAAACATCAGCTAACTCTCTGAGAAATGCCGTTATCAATGCTCTGACAATGAGTTTTTCTGCTACGGGATTGAATATTGGCAATCAGTTGTCGGATGGTATTAGATCACAGGCGGGTGCGGTTGCTTCTGCGGGTGAAGCGTTGAAAAACACTTTCATATCATCCTTGCAAGGCATTAACGTCGTAGGCTATGGTGCTGACGCTGCAAACCAGTTTGTAGCCGGTGTCCGCAATATGGCTCCACAGGCGCAGGATGCCGGATTCCATGTTCGCAACTACCTGATAAACGGACTTGCATCTTCTTCTCAGTATGCTTATCAGTGGGGTGTTGATGCCGGATCGCAGTTCGCTGCCGGACTTCGATCTCAGGTAAATAACGTTGCCAATGCAGCAACTTCTATTGCTCAGGTAATGAGAAGTATCTTGCATTTCTCAGAACCCGATATCGGCCCGCTTTCTGATGCATCGACATATATGCCTGACTTTATGATGTTAATGGCACAAGGCATTAGAGAGAACGCATGGCGTGTTAAAGCAGAGGTCGACAATGTTGCTGCTTCGATGAATCCGACGTTCAACAACAACGCAAACTACAGTGTTGATGCTGCTATCGGCGGTGGCATGGCTGTTGCCCTGGCTGATGCTCTTGGCGGTGTATCAATGCAGATGAATGGCAGTCAGCCGATCAATGTGTTCATCGGCGGTGAAAAACTTGACTCACTCAATGCTCGTTCTCAGGCGAGGACAAGCTTTAGAAGTGGAGGCAGATAAATGTCAGTTGATATATCTAATTATGTCGTAAAGATAAACGGAACCACACTGGATCCACAGCCGAAGTTTGACGGCGGCTTGATTTGGTCATCACAGGATATCATGGCTGATGGAACCGGAAGAGCAGAGGACGGCAATATGATTTTGCTGTATGTCGGACGTAAGAGGAAACTTCAGTTCAAGTTTCCTTTTATGTCTGCCGCTAAAGCTAAAGCCATTCTGGATTTAATCAATTCATTAACGTTTTCGGTTACATATTACGATCCTGAAGATGGCGCGGTTGCCACAAGGACATTTTATAAAGGCGACCGTCAGGTTGATTGGTATTCTTACACGACTACTTCACCTTATAAAGAATTAAGTTTCAACGTTATCGAGGTTTAAATGTATCCGGTATCTGATGCTTATAAAAATATAATATCTTCCGGGGCAATCGAGTTTGATGTTTACGGCACGATTGGGAATACAGACATAACGGCTGCCAACATCATGGCTCTGTCCATCACTAACCAGTGCAGCAGTGAATCGGAAGTCAGAATAGGACAGGTCTATGTTGGACAACTTACGATGACCATCGTAGGCACAGCATTTACAGCCAGAACGCTGATAGGTTTGCCGGTGGTACTTTATGCCGGCCCGAAAACGGAAGTTCCGGTAGGGCTGCTTACGGATGGCTCTGATAATGTGGTATCGAATGAAAACGGCGCGTGGTTGGTCACAGCGATCAATCATACGCCGGAATACGTTCCGTTGGGCGTGTACTACATAGATTCTGCCATGTGGACAATGAGCGGCATCGAGATCACTGCTTATGATGTAATGGCGAAGTTCGATGTGACCGTTGCGTCAGCACTTTCTGGAACGCCTTATTCGATACTGTCTGCCTGTTGTACCGCTTGCGGCGTAACGTTCGGCATGACTCAGGCTCAAGTAGAAGCCCTTCCGAATGGTACATTCTCAGCCTCATGCTACGGCACAAACGATATAACAGTTTACCGCGATATCATTTCGTGGGTGGCACAGATGATGGGCTGCTATGCGACCATCAACCGTGGCGGCAGACTGGCTCTGCGAAAATATATAACTACTCCGATAGAATCCATAGATGCCACCCGCCGTTTTATGGGTGGCTCTTTCTCTGATTACATAACCTACTACACCGCGATGACCGTAACGGACATCGAAACCAACGAAGATACGCGGTACGCCCTCGCAATGGATGACGGTCTGACTTATACACTGGGGCCGAACCCATACTTGCAGTCATTCACTAATGATACAGAAAAAGCAACTGTCCTTAATGCTTTATTGGCGGCTATAACCGCATTTCAATATGTGCCGTTCACAACAGAACTGGCTCCGGATCCACGATACGACCTGGGTGACGTTCTGCTGTTTACTGGTGGCATTGCTGACAACACTGTTCTTTACTGTATCAATAAATTCGAATGGACATATAACCACAGAATCGTATTAACAGGCGTAGGTCGTAACGCGGCTTATAAGGATCAGACAGCATCGCCCGTCCACGGTATAGCACTGGCTACTCAATCAGCAGCAGATGCAAACCAGGCGGCAGCAGATGCGAGTCAGGCCGCCGATGATGCGTCAAAAGTAGCAACGGACTACATTACTGATGTTACAGTTGGTGGCGAAGATGGTATTGAAGTAACGGGTAACGGCGCGTCCTCCAAAGTGCAGATTACCGATACTGTAAAGGTAATCGCAGATGCTACGCACTTCGCTGAAATGACCGATTCGCAGTTTAAGATTCATGCCGGAAATGCTACGAATCCATCTGCATATCTGGGAGCATCAGACGCGGGTATTGCGGGCGATGGAGCCGGGAATTATCTCGTTAGAATATACGCCCGAAATGCGGGTGGCCCATATGTCGGTGGTGCGCTTGAACTTCGTAATATTGATGGCAATACGCGAGTGCGAATAGATGCCCTTGATGATTACGGCACACAGCATTTCTATAATGCATCTGGTTATGGCATGGTTGAAATCGGTGCTGACACAGATGGCTCTTATGGAATGTTGAAACTGTACCAGACAACGACAGCAATAACCCAAGGATACTTCATGGGTGCTGTTTTGGGTAAAGTTACTGTTCCAACTCATGTTAATTTGGGCGCGCCCGCATTGCTTATCTATGAAAATCCCACGCAAACTGCTGATGGTTATACAGTAGACTTGACAGCGGCTTATGGCGGTGGCGCGGCTTATATCAGAGCATCGTCAAGCTTTGCCGGATATGTTGCTCATGGAAGAACCGGAGCGCATCGTCTTTGTTTCGATTTCGATACCATCAGTAGTTACAACTATTTGCGGTTCTGGATAGACGGTACGGAAGTTGCCCGCATCCAACAGCAAAGTTTTTCTGACGAGCGTGTAAAAACAGATATCGAACCTATTAAGGATAAATATAAAGAAGCCGTTGGAGCGGTGAACATTAATCAGTTCCGATATGATTTCAACGATCCGGTCAGACAAGGTGGCAACGGACTGATGTTCGGTATTATTGCTCAGGATCTAATCAGAGAACTGGACGACAGGGGCATTGATTTTGAAAGAACGCCGCTTGTTGCAAACATAGATAATGATGATGAGTCACTATATTCGGTCGATTACACATCGTTCTTACTTGCCAGAATCGCCACTATAGAAGACCGCATTGCAACACTGGAAGGAGCCGTTTCATGAGCAACGAAAAAAATGAAAAGAAACCTAAGAACAAACCAATAACAATCGTAAGGGAGGAGTTCATCTCTTCCCTTTGTTCATTAATTAATAATTCGGGCTTGCCGATGTTTGCGGTAGAATCTATTCTTCGTGACATCGCAGCCGAAACTAAGGCAGCCGCGCAGAAGCAATATGAAATTGACAAGAAAGCATATGAAGAACAAGAGGACAAAAAGTAATGGAGATCATTCTTGCGGCATTAGCATCATCGGGACTTTTTTCACTAATCCAGTATCTTATCAAACGGCATGACGATAAAAAAGGTAAAGCCGCTGAACTGGAAAAGAAGATAGACGGAATCCAGAAGGATATCGACAATCTCCGGTCGGAAATAAAAAAGGGGAACGCGCTTCAAGCGCGACGAAGGATCCTAAGATTTAACGATGAACTTTTAATAGGGCAGATGCATAGTAAGGAGGCCTTTGATGATGTTCTGGAAGATGTAGACACATATTCCAGTTATTGCAAATTACACATTAGTGATTTCACAAATCATAAAGCTAATCTGGCAATGGAACATATTAAAAACGTGTATTTAAAATGCGAACAGGAGGCATCTTTCTTATGAAGTTGAGTAACAAAGTATACGATGTTTTGAAATGGGTCACACTGGTCTGTATCCCGGCAGCAACAGCCGCCTATGTAGGACTTAGTGCTGTGTGGAACTGGCCTTATGCTACGGAAGTGGCGAAGACTTCTGCTGTTATATGCACACTACTCGGTGCGCTTCTGGGCATCAGTACCGCACAGTATAACAAGGACAAGAAGGAGAATGTCGAATGAAATACTTTGTCGAAGAGATCCAGACAGCTGCCAATGGTACGGTATCGCAGTTAGCCTTTGGAGCATACGATGAGCCACAGGCAGAGCAGAAATACCACACTTGCCTTGCGGCAGCTGCGGTATCCGGTCTGCCCTGTCATGCGGTGGTCATGCTTGATGCCGAAGGACGGCTGATAAAACGTGAAAAATACTCTCATAAGGAGGATGAAGAAGAATAATGGCTGATTATGATCTTGTCCAGGTATCTGAACTGACAGCGACAGAAACGCCGACAAATGCCGATGTGCTGCCGATTCAGCAAGGTACTACATTAAAAAAGATAACCTATGCGAACCTGAAGAGCAACGTGGTTTCCGACGAAGCAAATGCTCGTCAGAACGCTGATAATTTGAAGTTGAATAAACCCACTGGCGGCAACGGTACATCCGGTCAGATGTTGCTGACGAACGGTGACGGTACTACGCAGTGGGCAAGCCCGGATGACACTCTGGCAACGACCGGCAAGGCAGCTGATGCCAAAGCCACTGGCGATGCAATCAAGGTCTCTGATGCAAATCTGGCGGCTCCGTATTCAACTTCTGCTACATATGCTGTTGGTGATTACTGCACTAAAGATGGAGTGCTGAAGAGGTGCAATACCGCCATTACGACAGCTGAAGCCTGGAACTCTGCCCATTGGGATGATGTTAAATTGGGTGGGGATGTTTCGACTTTAAGGTCTGCTTTAAACGATAATCTACTTGACAAATATACCTCTGCCGAACCAACAAACTGGTATAATCCTTCAGAAACAGAAAGTGGTGAAATATATAAAGACGGTTCTTTCCATGCGTCAACATCCAGATCCCACACAGGATATATCCCTGTTGCTGAGGGGGATAAACTACAGATTTTTAGAACGAATCCAATTTCCGCCGCATATAGAAGACATGTTGCGTTTTATGATGCAAACAAAACAGCGTTGAATCTGGGTAGTGATAATGCAAACGATGCGGCAATTAACGTTCCGAGTGGTGTTGCTTATGCCATTATGACATTTGACAATACGTTAATATCTACATCGTTTAACATTATGATTGTTCGTGATGGGGTTAAGCCTACGTCATATACTCCGTATTTCGAGCCATACAAAGTGCTTACGGAGGACTTCCTTACTCCACAGACCACGGAGATTATAAACAAAGTAAAAAATAAAACACTTAATACAACAGACCTTATAAATAGATATGGTTGTGCCTTGCCGAGGCAAACATTAAGGCAGACAGTTGGTCTGCCAGAGATGTGGTATTTTGCTAACATGGGAAGTCCCAAAGGGCTGAGCTTCGCAGTTACAAATGTTGGAAATCCGCTTCCTCTTACAAATAAGGGCGTTAGTTTTACTAACAGTAGTTCCTTTACATCCAGTTATGGATATTATTGGACAATGTTTGACTCGCTTTTAAATGATATACGCTCAGACAAAGCAAGTGGACAGGGATATCCACGAAA